AGCACGATCCTAAGTCGCCTATCGGTCGCGCTATCAACGTGCAGGAAACCGAGGGCGGTATTTACGCGCAATTTAAGGTAAGCCAAACCTCTCGAGGTAATGACGCACTAATCGAAGCGTCGGAGTCGCTACGCGACGGCCTCAGCGTGGGAGTGCTCGTTCATAAGTCCGTAGATCGTGGCGACGTGCTCTATGTGCAGAGCGCAGAGCTCCAAGAGGTAAGCCTCGTTCATACTCCGGCCTTTAAGAGCGCCGAAGTAACTACCGTTGCCGCTAGCGAAAGCGAACCGGAAACTATCGAAGAAAACCCAACCCAACCAACCGAAAGCGAGGCCGTCGTGGAAAACCCCGACACTCCAGCCGTCGAGGTAGAAGCCGAAAAGGTCGAAGCCTCGCGTCCCCGCGTAACCGTCACAGCGATGGAAGTACGCCACCCAATTCGCACAAAAGCGCAATACCTCGAGCACACCATTAAAGCGTCTCTCGGTAATGATGACTCACGCGATTACGTCAAGGCCGCAGACGCGCAAGCTGCTAAGGCTATGACTTTTGCCGACGATTCCTTTACTACCAACCCGGCTTTTAAGCCTATCCAATACATCTCAACGGTAGTTGATACTGCTATCGGTTCACGTCCAGCTATTGACGCTCTCGGTGGATCACGTCCATTGGCTGCCGCTGGTATGACCGTGGCAATTCCAAAGATTACGACTAACGGCACCGTCGCCGAGACCGCAGAAGGTGGAGCGCCTTCGGAGACCGGAATTGTTAGCTCATACGTAGAGGCAACCGTAAAGAAGTATGCCGGTATGCAGCGTTACAGCGTAGAGCTAATCGAGCGATCTTCTCCGGATTTCTTCCAAGCTATGCTCGAAAATATGACCCGCGCCTATAACAAGCCAACCGACGCAGCGGTAATTGCAGAAATCACCGCTGGTGGTACTCAAGCCGCTACGACCGCTGCTACCTCAGCGCGAATTATCAGCTTCGTATCAACCGAGACTCCTGCGGCTTACCTTGCAACCGGAGAACTTCCAACGGTTTATATCGCTGGTACTTCTCAATGGTCGCTCCTTATGGGTGCAACCGACTCAACTGGTCGTCCCATCTACAACGCTGGCTCACCATACAACAGCGGCGGAAATGCGCACCCACAAAGCCTTCGCGGAAACGTGCTAGGCCTTGACCTTTACGTCGATCCGAATATGGTCGCGACAACTATTGACGAGTCTGCGTTTATCTGCGTACCTAGCGCTATCTATATTGCAGAGAGCCCGGTACTTCGACTCTCCACGAACGTCGTAACCTCCGGCGAGATTGAGACAATGATCTACGGATACCTAGCAACTAAGACGCTAGTTTCCGGCGGTCTTCGTCGTTTTAATCTCACCTAATAACCAAACTAAGCCCCTACTCCCGCGCCTAGTCCCGCGGGGGTAGGCCTAACTAATCTAGGGGGTGCCTAATGGCAGCTACGTATATCACTAAAGCTGAGCTGCGTACGCTACTGGGGATAGGCACCCTCTATACCGACGCCGTGGTAGAAGAAGTCTGCCAAGCGACCGAGGACTATATAAAGTCGTTTCTTTGGTTTAATAACTGCCCGGTATCCGGCCACGAGGTAAAAACCACTAACGTAGCAACCCTTACGACCCCTATCCCTCACGGCTTTAACGTGGGTCAAACCGTAGTCATTAACGGGTGCGCTGGTCACTATAACGGCAGTAAAACTATTACTCGCGTTACTACTTATACCTTGCAGTATGCAATAAACAATCAAGCGGTAGAAGATTTCCACCTAGTCCGTCCGTATGGAAAGATCAAGGGCCCTTTCCACGCCGACGACTATGCAACCGTGCCAGCGGTACGGGAAGCTAGCGCCACCGTAGCCGTTACTCTATGGCAAGCTCGCCAAGCCCCGGGTAACTCCGTCGCTACGGTGGACGGCTTCGTCGCTAGCCCGTTCCAGCTCGGGAATACACTCCTGGCAAAAGTACGCGGGATATTAGCCCCGTATCTTTCGCCAAACGGTATGGCAGGTTAGCCAATGCCCGACGCCCCAATAACTACGCTTCGCTCTAGCCTTGCTAGCGATCTCACTAACGCCAACGTATGGAGCGTATTCGCCTACCCTCCGCAGGTGCCGCTAGCCAATTCCGTCGTGATTATGCCCGACGAGCCCTATGTATACGTCAATAGCAACCAAAAGGTAGTGATCCAACCGACGGCACGTTTTAAGTTATTACTCCTCGTCCCGTTGCTCGATAATCAAGGCAACCTCAACAACATAGAAACGTTTATGGTCGAACTTATGACCAAACTAAACGCCTCAACCAAAACTATTCATATAGGGAACTTCTCAGCTCCCGGCATTATCGAAACCCCGGCGGGCAACCTTTTACAAATCGAACTGCCTATCGAGATTATCTCGAGCTGGTCATAAGGAGAAAATATGGCAACCTATAAAATAATCAGCGATAACGAACTTGCTGGTGTCGGGCAGGGTGGAACCATTACCGACGCACAGCTAGAGGGGTGGGACGTCCCGCACCTAATCAAGACCGGCGTACTTGCAGAAGTTACGCCAACCCCTACCAAAACTAAGGAGTAAAAGTGGCAATTTATTTTGCGCAAAACAGCTACTTTAAGCTAGGGACGTACGATATGAGCAGCGTCGTCCAATCTCTTAGCTTAAATATCAACTACGAGCAGCTCGACGTAACTGCGTCGGGTGATTCCAGCCGGAAGTACCTCAAAGGTTTGGCAGCTCATCAAATTAGCGGGACGCTATTCCTCGATCAAGCTGCAATAGCAGCAGGATCAACTCGCGCCGTCCTCGATTCTCTTAAGGGAACCGCGGCCGCGTTTGAGGTTGCTCCTAACGGCGGCACCGCTTCCGCTACCAACCCGAAGTATTCAGGCTCGTGCTTTGTAAACGCCTACACCCCGGTAAACGGAGCTCAAGGCGACGTCGCGCAGCTTGACTTTACTTTTGATTGCACGACCGACGTAACCATTACGACGGCGTAAGGACTAGGAAAGGGCTAGACAATGGCAAAGTTAATAATTACACGAGATAGCGGCGTAGTTGAGGAATACGATATTACGCCAGCTATCGAGGTCGCTTTTGAGGCATACGCTAAAAAAGGGATTTTTAAGGCACTCACCGAGGATCAGAAACAAACCGACGTGTATTACCTATGCTGGGAGGCTATTCGCCGCTCGGGTCAAACGGTGGCACCTTTCGGCGAGGAGTTTCTAAAAACCCTTAAAAGCGTGGAGGTCGGCGAGAGTGACCCTTTAGGTGGGTGAGTGATCCTCGGACACTCACCTATCAAATCGCACAAATAGCAGTAGATACAGGCATTAGCCCGCAAGCGTTACAGGAGTGCACTCCCGAAATGTATGCGGCCATAATTCGAGTGTTACACGATAGGACGGAGGCGGTAAAAAGTGCCAGCCGTAGTAGGTCGCGTAGAAGGTCTTAACGAAACCCTCACCTATCTAAAGCGCTTCGACGAGGACGCTCTGAAGGCTATGAACAAAGAGCTCTATGGCGTTATGCGTGGACTCGTTGCCGACGCACGCTCTCTCGCTCCCACCGTTAGCCCTATGAGCGGTTGGGCAGAACCTACTAATGGCGAGTGGGGTACTCGTTTACTTTTTGACCCTCGCGCTATAAAAACTGGTATTCGCTCCAAGATTGGAACCGTGCGACAAAAGGACTCTAATACAAAAGAAAAAGCCTACCTCCTCATTAACGCGAACCCTGCCGGAGCTATTTACGAAACGGCCGGTCGCAAAACTCAAGGTAAAGGTAAAAACGGGAAGCATTTTATACGGCAGATAGAGAACGACTCGGGAATAGTAGTCGCAGGCAAGCAAGGGCGTATAGCGTGGAAAGCGGTCTACGAAAAGCGCACCGAGGTCGCGAATAAAATGAAACGTATTGTAGACCGGGAAATAGATCGCATTAACGGGAAGCTGGCTGCATAATGATAAAAGTCCCCGTAATTATTACGGTCGCTAATAAAGGTCTTAAGCAAGCCGATAGCGCCTTAAAAACACTTAATAAAGGATTTAAGAAACTTGGCCTCAGCTCTAAGGTTTCGGTAGCCGCTGCCGTAACAGGGATTAGCTTACTTGCCAAGAAATCTCTAGCGGCTGCTATTGCCCAAGAAAAAGCTAACCGCTCTCTCCAACAAACTCTTAAGAACATCGGTCAAAGCCAAGCGACTAAAGACGTTCTAGCTTTTACCGACGCCCTCCAACGCTCGACCGGGGTGAGCGAGGACAAACTCCAACCCGCTTTACAAAGATTACTTAACGTTACCGAAAACGTCGGTGCTGCTCAGGAGATTCTCAAACGAGCCCTCGACATATCTGCCGGTAGTGGCAATAGCCTCGAAACGGTCGTCAGCGCGTTAAGTAAAGCCTATAGCGGTAGCACTACCTCGCTCGGCAAGTT